CCGTTGGCAGCATGCGTGAGCACTTGCTGAGTAGACGCCGAGTAGCCCGTCATGCTGTGCCAATCCCAGCCGACTAGCACCCACTCATCGGCAACATACGCGATGAGGCAAACGGAACCCGACAGCGTGGCGATGTAGTTCTTCGCCGTGTATGTCGCACCCGAGATGACGGCATCCGTGACGGTTGTCGTGCTGCCTTTCGTCCACGTCCCGGTGAACGTGCCACGAATGACGCCGGCCTGCATGCGAATCAGCGCCCAGTTGGAATCCTTCCAGAGGACATGAGCCCCAGACGCCTTGCCGAGGTCTGCCGCCTTCAGCTGCACCACACCACCAACCGCCACCCTGCCTACAGCGTTCGCCGCTATCGGCTCCACTGCCACGCACCAGGCCGTCGTGGTCGCAGAAGGCGTGCCACCGGCGACGACGGGCAGCTGCTCAAACTGCGCCGTGGCGTTGCTGCTGCCCGGCGCGATGGCCATGCCGGTGATCGCGAGCACGCCCCAGCGGGCGACCGTCGACCCAGTGTTGTTCTTCGCCATCACCCACGTGTAGGGCGTGGGCGGTTCTCCGGCGGCCGGCGACACGAACCCGGGGTCTACCGACAGAAGGCGATTCAACCCGTTGATCTGGCTTGCCGCCAGACGGATCGGATCGCCAGGGCTGACGTGGCTGCGTGGGTCCATGCTAGTTGAGGAACGCGCCGACCGCTGCAGCGGCGGCAGCGGCAGTGGCCCGCGTTCCCGTCCTCCTTACGCCCGGAGAGTTTGCTATGCCGAGGGACGACCAGTCCTTTTTCTTGTAAAGCTGGTCGATGATCAGAAGCTTCGGCGTTTGGACGAGGAATCCGCTCGCCGTGGAATTCTGGCGATAGACAACCCACGCGAACTCCCACCCCTCCTTAGTAGTTTGAGGGAGTGCTTTCACGTAGAACTGCGGATCGTTCGCGCGGCACACCCAGTCAAACGTCACGGTCGTGTATGGCTGGTCGCCGCTCCACTGCGCTCGAGCGCCCATGAAGAGTGCTTCGCCTGGCTCAAACGCTCGGAATTTCGATGCGTTCACCGTGCCCGTAAGGGTGTAAACAGCTTTTATGAAAGACTCAGACATGCCAACCTGCGCTGGCATGATCCAGGTTTCCGTGTATTTCATTGCGGGCACGACTTTATCAGCGCCCTGCACGCTTGTGCCCTGGACGTTGATGGCGCCACCAAAGTCCTCAGTGCCATCGCCGCCAATGACTCGCTCGCTGAGGGCGCTTGTGACGTGCTCGGTTGAACCCGTCGTGTCCCAAGCTATTGAGCCAGGGACAAGCTGGTTGCTCGAATCATTACTGTCTCCACCGCCAGCACCAGAGTCGCTGGATGGCGATAGGGTCGTGTATTCACCAGTGACCTCAAAACACTGCTTCCCGACTCCTTTGATACTAAGGCTCTTGCGCCTCCAGTAGCCGACAGGCGACTGCCAGTACCTCGGCAAGTATCCAAGGATGGCATCTTTGACCTCGGCCATGCCGCCCGGGCATTGGCCGATGAGGTATTTCTTCGTGACGTTCCACACCTCTCCCGACTCGAGGTCTTCGCTATCGACGCTACCGCTCTCGGAGTCGCGGAGCTCGTAAACCGTGTAACTCATGAGAACACTGCCTCGGTTGGCCTTTTCTCTGAGATCTTAGTGAGCACAGAGAGGATTGATTTCGACACGCCTGTGCCCTCAGAAATCGCAGCCACGATTTCGCTCCCGATCTGGCGGAACGCGATCCCGATCTGCGACGTCTCTGTAGCTGCCTGAATGCCCTGTGCGGCAGCCCTCTGCACGCCAGGGGCTCGAGGTGCGACCGCGTCCATCGCAACGGCAGGCTGGGCTGCCTGCTCAGTCGCCGCCCCGGCCATAGCGGCATTGCCGCCGAGTGCTAGCAGGTCGCCGGCAGTCGAGTTGGGGTCGGCAGCCATCAGTGCGATTGCGTCCAGCTGGGCCTGGAACTCGCCCGGGGCCATGTTGGCGGCCGCCGCCATCGGCGCAACTCCAGCCGCCTCGCCGCCCCCCTTGCCGGCGATTGCGCCAACCGCTTCCGCTGTGCGTTCCGTGGCATCAGCCGTCCGCTGGGCAGGATCCTCAAGCCGGCCAATCTCAGGGCCTATATCAAGCCCGACGCCGCTCCAGTTGCCGGCTCCGGCCAGCCCCTTGTCCTTCTCGGCCTTCCCGCCTTCCGGCGGCGGCATGAACGCACCAGGAGGGGCCGCAGGAAGCTTAGGCTTTACCGGCTTCCCCTTCTCGTCAACCCTTGCCTCTTGCGGCGACTTGTCGGTTCTGCCAAGGGCACGATCTCTCGCCCTGGCTGCGTCCTTCCTGAGCTCGTCGATCGCGTCCGCAAAGCCGGCATCGCGACGCTTGATCTCTTCGCTGCGTCCTTCTGCCTGCTTCTCTCGTTCCTGCTTCCGCTGCTCTGCGCGAGCGTCTGCTGTCGGGGCACGCTGGCGGGCCTCCTCGACACGGGCCTCGACCTTCTTGAGTGCGTCCGACATGCCGTTCACGGCAAAGTCCCAGTCGAACGCGGCACGGAAATACACGCCCAGTTTCTCAAAGCCGGCCTGCAGCGTGAGGATGTCGGCCCCGAATAGCCCCATGAACCGGTCGAGCCCTTGGATCAGCATGTCGCCGATGAAGCTGCTGGCAGAAATCACCGTGTTCTTCACCAGGTCAAACGCCTGAGCAAACGCCTGGTGCATTTGCACGAGGGCAATCGCCAGATTGATGTTCATCACGGACCACGCGGCGCCGAAGTCCAGCCGCATGAGGGCGGCGGCGATCGCGTCAGTCTCTTGCTTGAATGCAGGAGAGAGCGTGCGGGCGATGATCACGCCGCCGCCGATCGCCGCGGCCATCGCAGCGATCGACAACGCGATCGGCGAGAACAGGGCCGGGATCAACGGCAGCACGGCCTGGATGATGCGGAGGCCGGTGGCGAGGCCCTGGAGTGCGATGCCAGCGGCCAAGGCGGCAACGCCGAAACTGAAGAGAGCGGCTATGCTGCCTGCGACGATGGCGACGAGCGTACCGTTTCTGGAGACAAACCCACCAACGACTGCCATCAGTTTCGTAAAACCCTGCACGGCCTGCGTAGCAACCGGCCCCATCGATTCGATCACCTGGATCTTGAAGACCCCGAACTGGGCACCAAGCTGCGCGACGGCGCCACCAAACGAGCTCATGACGGCCGTTGCCTTGTTGAGTGCCGTGCCGCCTGAGTTCTGTATCGTGCCCAGCACATCGTTGAACTTGTCTCGCATATTGGCGAGCGACATGGCGGCATTGGCGCCACGAATTTCAAAGATGTCGGTGAACAGCCGAATTCTGTCCACGTTGCTCATGTTCGCCGTTTTCTTGCCGAGATCCTCGAGCACGTCGATGAACGGCCGCATTCCACCAGCCGCGTCGCGGGTGCTGACGCCGAGCCCGGCGAGCTTCTCCTCTTCGTTGGCGATCGACTCAATCACGCGGGCAAGCCCTGTGCCACCAAGCGACCCGCGGAGGCCGGCGTCGGCGAGAGTCGCCAGGGCGGCAGAAACATCGTCAAAAGACTGCCCGGCCTCCTGTGCCTTCGGGCCTACATATGAAAGCGCCTCGCCAATCGAATCGACGCTTGTGGTGGATGCGTTGGCAGTGGCCTGCAGCTTGTCGGCGATAGTCCCGAAGTCGTTCGTGGTCATTCCGAACTGAGCCATCGTGCTCACGGCCACCTCGACGGCCCTAGAGAGCTCCATGTTGTCGGCGGCCGCCACAGCGAGAATAGGACTGATCGACTTCATCACACCCTCGGCGTCGAGGCCGGCCTTGGCTAGCTCGCTCATCGCGCCGGCCACCTCTTCAGGCGAGCGGCCGAACTGAACGGCCATAGCTTTCGCTGACGCATTGAGTGACGCAAACTGCTGATCGGTAGCGCCGGTGTTCGCTCGCACGCGAGCCATCTCGAGCGAGTACGCTGCCGCCGTGCGGGCCGCAAACACGAACGGAGCCCCCAGCGCCGTGCCGGCGAGCGTCATGCCCGTGCCGGCCTGACGCAGCTGCGTGCCCAGCGTCATCATGCGGGCACGAATGCGGCCCATAGCCTGCTGGAACTGCCCATCGCGGGCAAAGATTTCAACGTAGGCCGAACCGGCACGGATCGCCCCTGCGCTAGCCGCCATCTGGCACCTCCGGCTTTACGGGGCGGAATCCGAACGCCATGAGGATGTCTGGCGTCGCCTCCGGCAGTTCCGGCTTGGGCACGCGATAGAAGGGGTGGAAGGTGTACATGCTAGGCGCTGGCTCGCTGCTCTCGGCGTCGTGGTGTATTTGTGCGAACAGGGCCATCAGCGACGCCGTGTGCGTCCAGTTTTCGTGCTGCCGCCCTTCTGCCATCCAGCAGAGTTGCCGGAGGGTGAAGCCCCAGGGCTCGACTCCGACGATGCCGGCGAGGTGGAACCCGAGCTCCCATGCGTCTTGAGGGCTGCCTCGAAGTCGCACTGGCTCAGGGCCGCGTCGATTGCCTTCGCCGCCTGGGCCTCCATCTTCTTCTCCGTCTGCCTCAGCTTCGCTATCACCTTCTTCACCAGCCCCTTCCGGGGCTCTTGGAAAAAATCAGATACCTGGTCAACCAGCCGCTCGACTGCCTCCTTAAGCACCTGCCCGTCGCACACTGCGAAGAACTCGTCGTCGGCCATGTCGATGGCGGCCAGCTGCGGCCTCACGACGGCACAGACGACCTCAAGCACCTTCAAGTCGTCTGCCACCCAGCCGGACAGCGACTCCTTGTCGAGGTTGCAGATGTCGAGCACGTTGACGCCACACAGATCGCGGACGCGCTTGACCGTGAGGTAGGTGACCTCGATCACCCATTCCTTGCCGTCGAGTGTTTTGAACTTTGCCATCAGTTAAAAGGCCAGAGCTTTAGGACAATTTCATACGCCAGCACGCCGCTGAACTGGCCCGCCACCTTGACCTTGTGCACCAGAAACCTTGCAGATGCACCATCAATCGTGATCGTCACCGGCTGCGGAGGGAACTTGTTCCACTTCGCCATGAACCGCCGCACGTCCTCGACGTGGTAGATCTGCAGCGTGATTGTGTTCATCTCGGTGAGCGTGAGCTCGCCTCGGTAGCCAGAGCTCCAGCGAGTCACGTCGACCGTGTCGAGATCCAGGTCGATGTCAAAGTCGCGAACACCCAGCAGCACAATGCCGTCGGCTTTGACAGACTGAGTTCTGGCGAGGCGGACCTTTGGCACAGGTCACCTCTGCGTCAGGACACAGTCGGTGCGTAGCTGATGGTGTACTCGTTCCGCCCCTTCGGGCTGACCTTGTTCTTGACGTCGAGCACAACGCACCCGACGGCAGTCATGCCGCCGACCGTGATCGGGCCGGTGGCCCCGACGGTGGCCGAGTGCTGCGTGGCAGTCACCTCAAGGGTGACGTCAAGCAGACCGCATCCGATCTGCTTTTCAGTGTCGCCAAACACGGTGATATCGACCTCGTCGCCGCTGGCGTTCAGATCGACGTCGACCACATTATCAAGCGCGACACCAGGTGCTGTGACGAGCGCATTCTTTCCGAGTCTGTATTTGGCCATGTGACCCTCGCGTGGTTGTTAGACGGTGACCTGGTCGCCGGCGTCGAGGGCGACGCCAGGCTTGATCGTGATCGAGACGGCTTCCGCGCCGCCGATCGGCTGAGTCCGCTTTGCGCTGGTGATCACGCCAGTGATGGCGAAAGCAGTGCCGCCGCTGGGCGTGACGGTGACGGCCACGGCCTTGCCGTAAGTCTGAGACGAGTCACCCAGAACTGTGGCCTCGAGCGTGCGAGCCTGCAGGCCGGCGACGGTACGCTTGTAGACCCCAGAAGAGCCCTTTGTCGTGGCGTCGACCTTTTCGGCTTCGATCGTCATTGAGACGTCTTGCACGCCCGTCAGGCCGGAGATCGTCGTGTCTTTGCCGAGCAGAATCGTGGTTGCCATAGCTTCCTCACGTGGGGTGGGCACCTATTGCCAGTATACCTGAACGGTTGATCACCCACTGCGGAACCGGCCGGCGAACTCTTGTGCGATCCTGCCTCGCCTCACGCCCTCGAGCATTGCCGGGAACATGAATGGTCGCTGCGGGTACGGGAAGGTTTTCCGGAAGGACGTGATCTGCCAGTTTGCCTTGTTCTTCGGCCCCTTGCCGACGCGATACCATGCAAGGATGCCCTTGTAGCCGCGGTCATACCGCGGAATCCACGCCCAGGCCGCCATCTGCTGGGTGCCGCCGTGCTCGTGCAAGCTTGCGATATACGGCGCACCGTCCATGAAAGCACCGACAACAACAGACTCAGTCGATGGGTCATATTGATATGTTATTGAGCGGCGAAGTGTGCCCGCGTGAGTGTGAGGTGGAGTCCCTGGCTGCGATGGCGGTTTAAAGCGGATCTCAAACAACCTGTCCGAAATCTTCCGTTTTGTCCTGGTGCTGATGTCGTTCCTCGCAAGCAGCTGCCGGAGCGTCGAGTCAGGGTTTGCCCGCATGACCTTGAGCTTTGGCTTGGCCATGCCCATCTTTTTGATCGACCGTCGACTGATCTGCATCACCACAGAGCCAGCCCTGTAGAGCCCGCGATAGATAGCCTTGTCGAGCGCAGCCTGCACGCTGGCCCGGTCGAAAAAGAAGTCGAAGTTGATCCGCATCGGGATCCCCATCGATCCCGACAGACCAGAGCCGAGCGGATTCCGGCCAGCGTCAAGCATGCTCATGCGCCGGTAGCTCCTGTCGGGCCGGTGGGTGCCACCGGCACCCACTTATCCACGGGCACGTCCCACTGCACGGCGATCTGTGCCATGAACACGTTGCGGGCCTCGAGGAGCTCCGGATCGTAGGGAAGCGGATTGCCGACCTCTGTCCAGTCACTGTTCTCCGGTAACCCCGCGGGCTGGATGTAATTTGAGCGAATAGCGTCGACGATCTCCTGGCACAGGTCCTCCAGTGCCTCAATGTCGGATTCGCTCCCGACGTGCTTGGCCACGACGATGCCGACCGTCACGTCGGCCACCTCCATGCCACGTGTCTCTGTTTTCATCGTGTACGGGCCGGGCACGACCGACACACGGAGGGATCCGAGATCCTCTAGGCCGTAGTCCGGCTTCCGCTGCATGCTCACTGAGATCGTGCCGCCAGGCACGCTACCCCAGGTGAACGCTGAGAGCGACGCCGCGAGCCGCGTGGCGAGGTTTCTGGAAATGTGTGGCAGTAGCGTTGGCATGGATCACCTTTCTTGCGGGCCGGGAATGTGCGACGTGAGCTCGAGCTCCAGCTTGGCCACCGCTGCGGCCGTCTCCTGCGACGAGTGCCGGCGGAACGCCTCGCGGGCGTGCTCTAGGGCCTCCTGCTTCAGCCCGAGGCTATAGGCAGCAGTAGCGGCCATCTCTGGGGCTCGGTGCCCATAGGCCACTGGATCGCTGGTGTGCGACTGTCTGTCAGGGGGAGCCATCGATGCCCGCCTGGCCCAGTGCAGGGCGCCGACGGCGTCGCCGGCATCCCAGCACGCCTCGCCGAGGGCTAGGTAACCCTCTGGCTCGTGGGGCGACTCATCGATGGTCCGCAGGAGCCAGTTGCCGGCCTTCTCAGGCTGCCGGCGGGCGAGCACACGATACGCGTAGGCCCGCTCGCACGCGGCCCCGCCGGGGAGCGTGAGGTAGTGCTCAAACGCCTCCACAATCCCGGGCTGGTCGTGGTAGTCGAGCTCGCGGGCAAGATACCAGGACATCCGGGCATCATGCGGAGCCTCTTTGACGGCCTGCTGGAGGAGCGTCAGGTCGGACTTGTGCTGTTTCCCTGGCTGCCTGTGGTGCCGGATCAGAGTCTGCTCGCAGTGCGATTGCACCTCGCCACCGGCCCACCGCACCAGCCCCTCGTGCGTGGCACCCGTCCACCGGTAGCCAGACCGGAGGTGCATCCTGTCGCTCTTAAACCGCAGGGCATCGCTCCACTGATACCAATACCGCAGCTTCGTTGTTTCCGGCTTCCACGCAGCCTCCAGGGCGTCCCGCCAACCCGGCTCAAGCACCTCGTCGAGGTCGAGCCGGATTGCCACGTCGACGTGGCTCGGCAGGTGTTGCATAGACAGGTTGTGGGCGTCGTCCCACCGCCACGGAACGACGTTGCCGCGAGCCACGGTCACGTCTTCGGCCTCGAGCAGCTGCACCGTGTCGTCGGTTGAGCCCGTGTCGGTGACCACCCGCACGTCCGCGTCGCGGCACGAAGCCTCCCATGCCGCGACGTTTCCGGCTTCGTTCTTGGCGAGTGCGTAGATGCCGACGATCATCAAGCCTCCACAAGCACGGCGGCCTTCCGCAGCCCGTCGTGGAAATAGACAGGCTCGCGGCCCGTCTCTTCGCAAAACTCTTCAACGGCCCTCTCCACGTCCGGATTGTCGCAGTCGTCGGCCAGGATCACCGGCACGTGAGCCACCAGCCGCAGATCGGCCAGTGCCCCAGAATAGGAGTGGTCGCCGTCCACGTGGGCGAAGTCCGCCGGGGGCAGCTGCTGCAAGTCGTGGCTGTTGGCGACGATCAGCTGGGCGTCGATGCCGAGCGAGTCGACCACGCTCTGCCAGTGCTGCAGGCAAGCAGGACTGTCGGCGTCGAGGGCACCGTCCACGCACAGAAACTTCGCGTCAGGCGCCACAATGTGAAACGACGCAAGCGAGTAGCCGCACCGCGTGCCGATCTCAATCACGCTCGACGGCTTGTGCTCGCGGCACACGCGGGCCTTGGCCGCGTAGTGGCCAACGGCCTCCGGCGAACACGGAAACCAGTCTCCTGGCATCCAGTGAATCCGCAGCCTGCCGCCAACCTGGTCCTCGAGCTCGTCACCCATTGCTGCCCCCGATCATGGAAAGAACTTCTGCCACACTCATTTCAGCCATCCACGCCTCGGCGTCACGCACGCCAAAGGTTGCCACTAGTTTGTCACCGCGGCGAGCGAGCCCGGCCGCAAACTCAATCGCCCGCGTTTCGCGAAACGCGAAAGCCGGCGACCAGCCGAGAATGTCGCAACTGTCCCCAAACAGCACGAACCGGTGCTCGTAGATGCGGCCGCCCGTGTCGTCCGCCACCTCGTGCACCAAGGCGAGCCAGCGGCCGTCTCCAGCGTCCACGACCTGCGAGCCACCACGCCAGCCGCGTGCAATCGCCGGCGACTCACCCCTGCGGTCAATCTTCCATGCACTTCCGTTGCGTGAAGCAAATGCCGTGCGGCCTTGTTCCCAGCACGAGTACAGAAACACCTCAGTGCCGACAATCGGCATCCAGTTCTTTTCGTGCCGCCCGGTGACAGGCTCGTCGAGTAGCGTGGCGTCGATCATGCTGCCCATGTATGGCAGCAGCGTGGCCGTGGCAATCCTGCACGTGCCGTCGCGGCCTGCCCAGTTGCGGACTGTCGCGCTCACGCGAAGCTCGCCATTAATCGCATTGAGCCGGCAGTCTTCAAAGCCGTCCACTGGATATTCTGATTTTGGGTAGATCGCATCCGGTATCGCAGAT